GCTGCATCATTTCTGCACCTTCAATCTGTACATCAGCTTCCATAGCTTTTGCCGCCATAATAATGGCAGTAATTAATCCTTCATCATATTGCTCAGGAATCTCTTCAGCTGGAATTATACCTCGTTGAATAGCCATTTGTCGAATCTGAGGATACATAGCTGGGTTTTGTTGTACTGTTCTAGCAAGCTGTATAATCATATTAAGCTCATTAGCATCTAACTCACCTGATTGAATACCTGCCTCAATAGCTGCTCTTATCCTAGCTACCATTTCTGGATTTTGTGACATTGTTTGATTTATCTGCCCGTCCATCATGGCTGGATTCATAGGCCCTTGTGGCATTTGTGGCTGTAATCCTGCTGGTGAAGTTGGAACCATACCGCCTTCTTGCATTACCATAGGCTGCATCCTAAAATCCAAAGCTGGATATTGAGGGTTGCTAGTTCCTACACCCGTAGGTATTTCACCTAACGCTCCTTGTGAAACGGGAGGTGCAGGCATTGTTATTAGTGTTTCGATTGCTGGTGGTAAATCCAATGATACAGAGTCAGGCACAGCCGGACTTACCAGTTCAGGAGCTTGAGCTTGCATCATAGGATCAGTTGTAGGTTTCATTACCATGTTTACCGTCCTTTCAGTTGTTTAATTAAAAAATTAAGTGTAGCTCGTATTTCAGCTACATCGCCAGCTAGCGTCTGTACATCAAGAATAAGTTTTTCTACATCAGCCAATGCTGCTACGTCTTGACTGCTTATTGTAAACCCTGCGCCTTTTGCAGATACTTGCTGCATTTTTTGTTGGCCCATTTCGTTTACTGTTACTTGACCTTGAGTTACAGCTTTGCTTACAGTGTCAACTTCGCCACGAAGTCCAGTTAGTAATTCTACATTTTCTTTTACTGCACCAATAAGTACAGTTTGATAATCTGTAAAACCCCCTTGTGGTACTGCTGGTACACTTGTAAACCTGTTAGCTATGCTCATGCTGTCCTCAATCCATATGGAGTCTCACCTATATGTATCGCCCGTATTCTTGACGAACCTGACACTCCAATTTCAAATGTATCACTTCTATACCCACTTGGCAATCTAAATACTTCGTCAGAACTTACTGTTCCTTGAAAGATCAACTGTTTATCAACAAACAATTTAAAGGTAACTGGCAACACACCTGAGATGTCTTTTGGAAATCTAGTTTGCCCGTCTGCATTTATAGGAAAAGCATTAAGAGTACCTATATTTGATACCCTAGACCCAGCATCTGTAAAGTCTGTAGGCCCGTTAACACAACCAAGTTGTATACTTTTAGCAAATATACCATTGTTAAAAGCTGGTATTGCATTGTTAAAAGCAATTATATTTTCGGTTTCTGATCCGGGAGTTTCAAAATCTGCAATAACTCTAGCAGCACCAAGATTCATAAAATCTTTGGTAACAATAGTTTTTGACTTCCATTCTAGTGGAGAAAGAACTTGTTGTTTATTATCCCACTCATATAAATTACCCAAAGTATCACCGATATAATACATGATACCTGTTTCGTAATCGGTACAAGCAGCAGTGAAAGTATATTGAATACTTACAAAATACCCACCTACTTTATCATCTCGTTCATAGATAAATGATTTAGAAGAATGAGAGCCAAAATACTTACCATTATAATAATGACCAATAAGAGTAGCAGGGTTGAGAGCTTCATTCCAAGTATCCCAATCGTGAATAAGTTTAGTTACAAGGTCTATACCACTAGATGGAGAATAACTAGCAAGACCACCATGTGTAGCCCACAAAACCCCATAACCCATATTAACAACAGATTTTTTAGCTAGGCATGGATACAACGTATCAATACGAGCAGATACCATAGTAGCAGGGTCATTACCTGATACTTGATATGGATACTCTTTTGTAAGTACAAGAATAAAACCTTGTATAGGCTCTATTGATACAATGTCAGAATCAAACGTTAATCTAAAACGTTCTGGCCAAGCGTGTGGTTTATCAGGAAAAGAAAAACATAACTGGTTATCAAAAAAACCAACGAGGATGTTGTTGTGTGCTGCGCGAATACCTTTCATACCTGTAGGTGGTGGATCGTTATCTTCAGAATCTAACACCCTAGACAAACCTGAAATAAGAAAATCATCTGTAAAAGTAAAACTACCTCCATCACCCCAGTATCTAGCAGGTAAATCTAAATTTTCAGAAACATCATGGAACACAGTACCATTAGTATCAGCAGTCTCACCGATGGCATTACCGCTGTCAGTAAATGTAAATGTATATTTATCAACAATAGATGCTACAGAAAACTCACCGTTCATACTACCACTGTCTGTAGTCATACCAGACAGTTTAAATCTATCATCCACAATAAAATTGTGTGGCTCTGCTAGAGTTAAAGTAACTGTATTACCTTCTCGTTTTACTTTAGTAGTGGCTGTTGGAAACCACAGAGTAGACAATAAAAAATATTCTGTTGCTGCTGAAGAAACAACAGTTCGATATAATCGTATACCCCGTATAAAATTTTGTGCAGGTACAGAAGGTTTTGCAGTAGGTAAGTTAGTTACATTTACGGTTTGGCCCTCTTTGATATACACTTCATTTGAGGGCAAAGATGGTATAGCTTCTTCATCCCAAGGTGTAACCCATGTATAAACATATGTTCTAATCTGTGTATTACCTGCAAGTTCAGAACGACCAGAAGTATTTCCTGTTTTTGCAACCTGATCACCGGGACTAAAGTATGTAAAATCTGTAGAATTAAGAACAGTAACTTCTACGTTTGTGGCATTAAAAGACTTTGCTTCATCTGATGATCCAAAATCTCTAACTGACACAATATTACCTGAGCGTAAGTTGTGAGATGAATTACCATAAAATGTTGCAGTATTACCACTATCTCGCTCATAGTGTGTCGAACTTACAACACTAAATGTTACAGCAGTAGCTGTTGGAGTTGTTTCAGGTAGTGGCAGACCAAGATCATAGTAACCGTTGGCTACAGGATATGGAGCACTTCCGCTAGTAGCTAGATCGTAATTAGATACTTTTGGTGTACCATCACCTGTGTAATAAAATCGTTGTTCAGTATCTTCTGTATTAGAAGTAGTAGTCCAAGGGGCAGATGCTGTAGCAATATCTACATCATTCAAGTAAGTAAGAAAAACATTGTTACCGTTAGCAGGATTAGTAAGTTTATATAGTGTCTGAATTGTACCCGTTCGCCCGACATTCTCGACAAGCTTTGGAGTCCTATAAGGTATAAGATCACCAGAATACAACTTAACATTGAAAGCATTTTGAGCAGCTCCGTCAGGAAGTAGTTCCGAAGATATTTTCGGAGCTTCCCCTAGAAACTTTGTTAGCTTTACTGATCCCATTAGTCTTCAACCATTCCTAGCGCAACTTCTGTTGCCTCATCGTTTCGCCTAGTCCAACCCCTACCAAACGCATCGAAGTGGCTTAGACCCTCATAAAAACTTTGCCTTACTTCTTTAAATTTTTCTATCATATATTTTGTATCTTGCCCTGCAACAAGTTCTAGTGTCTTTGGCCCTATCACGCCGTCCGGGCTAGCGCCACAACATTTTTGTACACCTTTAGAACTTCTGCTTACTCCAGAATTTACAGCCCAATCGAACGTAACGTAGTCCAAACCGGAAGGTAGTTCATCGCAGTTTGCTTTTATCCAGTAGTTATTCAGATATATTGGAGCAACATCTTCTGGTGTAAGCTTCATCATATCTTGTTTATCGACTTCGTACCCTAGCCATTCTTCGTAAACTTTTTTAGTAACTCCGAGGTTTGTCATACCCCCCGGATCACGTTCATGGTTTACAAATCCTCCTTCGTGTTTCAACAATAGTTGTAGTGATTTATCAAAGTTTTCTCTCATTTAGTGATTCCCTTTTGCTTTTCATATGTCCTAAGTCCTCCGATTCCGAGCATGCCTCCCAAAACAGTTAGGAGTGTACCCATGTCAAATTCAGGTAACTCAGGTAGTTCTGCACCAGCAAAAGATGCACCAAATATAATTAGGTCTTTGATTATAAAGTGGTATGCAAAAGCAATCGCGCAGACCCAGCCAACCGCTGGACGCCAACCGCCTTTGAATAGTGAACCAGATGCTGCTTCAGCCTTATTAACTTCAATTTGGGCGAGCGCTATCTGCTGGGCATGTTTATCGGCCATTGTAGCCAAGTCGTGTGCCAACTTAGCTTTTTGATCTTTGTCCTCTATGAACTTGTCAAGTAAGCCAGTTACTGGCCCTATTAGTGTTTGTAGCATAATTACTCCTCAATAAGTTCTACTATATCATAACTCCCATCTGAATTTTTTTCCAGCTTTACTTTTAATTCTTTACATTTCCACTGGTTATCAAAGTTTACACCGCCGTTAACGTTACGTTTAATTGTCCTTTTTGTAGACAAACACTGTGATAATCTATCATAGGGTGTGTATTCTATAGCTTCCCCGTTGCTATATAGAAGTAACACAAAAACAAGCTCTATCATGGTGTATGTCCATTCCTCATCTTTTCTATGTTTTCTTCTATAGTTGTTATACGTTTTTCATAAAACTCCAAAGTCAATTTTTGTTGTTGGTCATATGGTGCTTGACCACTTTCTATTTGAGTTTGAAGTTTTTCTAGCTCCTTTGCTAAATGTTCTATGAGCATAAACTGTTCAGAGTCTGCAGGTAAACTGCCCATTTCGCCCCTAGGCCATTTAATTCGAAACTCTGTGTTTTGCTCTTGGTCGGCTTCCATCATGGTAATACTTGTTTCCATTTGATTTAACCGTTCTATAATTCCAAAGTACGCCCATGTCGCAACAGAAGCTGCTGCCACCATAGTGACAATATTTCTAAGTGGTAATGCAACCTCCGTATTTTCATTTAGTTTTGTAGCCATAACATCTGTTTATACCATATTTTATTTCTTTTGCACCCATGCAGTTGTACCCATATAAGCTGCAACAATACCCCCACCTGTAAGGTAAAACAGGTTACTTATGTCGGATAATGCAGTTACTCTTTCTAATGGGATAAAAAACATAGCAAGGGTAAACGCCCCCATTGCAATTAAAGAAAACCTAGCCATCCTAAGTTGAGCTAGGTTTTTTCGTGTAGCATCTTCTGTTTGTTTGATTTCTTTGACATGACCAAGTTCTTCATCAGTAACTATACCGTCACCATCTTGGTCGTACTCAGCATATATAGATTCTTTTTGTAGTTTCTTTGGCATCAAATAATCCCCTTAGCTCTAAGAATCCAGACACCACCTACTAACAATCCTAACCCTAATACCACAAATAATATTATTAAGAACCACGTTTGAAGGCTTTCTACAAATGCAGCCCACTGGCGTTCTTTTTCTTTTGCTGCCTCTTGCCTTTTCTTTCTAGCTTCTACGCAAAACCGCACATAATCACTATGTAAACCGGGTCTGCCTAGATATATCATCATTTGTTTTAGTTCATTTTCTTTTTGTTTTATTTCTTCGAGAGCCATAAACTCTTCTAAATCGCTCTCATCCTTTCCAGTAAAGTTTGACCATATACTGTTCTTTTTCTTGTTTGCATGTTTGGCTAG